GGCTTCACGGCAGAGATTCTGATCCCACTTGAATAAAGAAAGTGCATTTCGTTCACCGAAAACGGCGTTTGGTTCACGGAATGCACTTTTTTCATCGGTTTATGCTATACTGTGATCACCAAAAGAAGGGAGGAATTCAAATGGCAAAAAAAGAACGACGGAAAAAAGAACCGAAGCGCAAGCCAAAATACGGACTGTTCTCCTGCGTGAAGTATCTCTATCAGATTTTATGGAAATACGAACGCAGTCTGACCTTTTCGGGCATTCTGACAGTACCGTTTTCCTTGTTATTGTCCGCACTGGCACTTTATACTTCGCCGACAATTTTGAAGGTTCTTGAAACATCCGGAAGATTTTCTTACATCGCACTCGTCATTTTCGGAATTCTGTTTGCAAAATTACTGCTGGATGTCATCAACCATGTAATCTCGGAAAAAATCAACCGTATCATCAATACCCTTGATTTGCGTCTGATGTATATGACGGAAATCAAACGCCGGAATCTTGACTGGAATCTGGAATATGAGATCGACGCACGGGAAAAAATCATGCGTGCCGGAAACTCCTTTGTGGGGATTCATTTATACAGACATTTCTCCAGCATCCTTTCGTCTGTACTGGAATTCCTGCTTTTCGGAACGGTAGTTTCGATGCTTCATCCATTATTCTTTGTGCTTATCATTGCGGGAAATATCCTTGATTATGCTGTGGGAACCTGGCGCAGACGGAAAACATGGGAAGATAAAGACGCTATGGAGAAGGTAGAGCAGAAAAGCTCCTATATGACGAATTACTTTGGTGTTTCCCTTGAATTTGCGAAGGATGTCCGACTCTATGGGATGAGCGAAATGCTGCACGACAAAGCGCAGGCTCTCAACAAAGAACGGCGGCAGATTCAGCGTCGCTGGAATCGTTGGAATCTCTGGAATTCGTTTATCAGCCTTCTGATCGTGCTTATCCGTGAAGGAACGGTGTACGCATTTTTGATCTACAAAGCAATTGCCGGTGATCTGAGTGCTTCCGAATTCATTCTGTATTTTACTGCGGCATCCAGTATGGCAGGCTTCATTTCCACAATTCTCGGATCATGGGGTGAGGTCAATAAAGCTGCTCTGGCAATTTCCGATTACCGTGAATTTATGGATCTGGAAGGCAGATTGAACCACGGAAAAGGCATTCCCGTTCCGCAGAAACCGTTTTCCATCGAATTCCGGGATGTAAGCTATCAGTATCCGGAAGGTGAAAAGAAAATACTGGATCACATTTCCTTCAAGATATCCGCCGGAGAAAAAATCGCACTGGTAGGTTTGAACGGTGCCGGAAAAACAACACTGACAATGTTGATGTGCGGACTTCTTCTGCCGGATGAAGGTGAAATCCTGCTTGACGGACATTCCATATATGAATATAACCGCGATGAAGTGAATTCACTTTTTGGTTTTGTTCCGCAGGATTATCATGTACTTCCGATATCCATTGCACGCAATATTGCCTGCACATTGGAGAACGAAGAAATTGACTGTGAACGTTTGAAGCATTGTCTCGAAACTGCCGGTCTGAATGAAAAAATCAATTCCTTGCCGTTGGGCGCAGATACACAGCTGAATCGGGCCGTAAATCCGGATGGAATTGAATTGTCCGGTGGTGAGATGCAGAAGCTGTTGCTTGCCAGACTTCTCTATCACAATCCTCTGTGCATCATTCTCGATGAACCTACCGCTGCACTCGACCCGATTGCGGAAGACCGAATCTATCAGCACTATAATGAAATTGCCAAAAACGCGACTTCCGTGTTTATTTCCCATCGTCTTGCCTCCACTCGTTTCTGTGACAGGATATTCTTATTGGATGGAGCAAGTTTCGCAGAGGTCGGAACGCATGACGAACTGATGGCATCCGGCGGAAAATACCGTGAATTGTTTGACCTGCAGAGTAAATATTATAAGGAAGGAGCTGCAGATGATGGAGAAGAATAAAAAATACAGATTCCGTGAGGAATGGAAACTTTTCTGGCGGGCAGTCAGATTGTGCAATCAGATCGCACCCGGCTACTGGTTTTATCAGATATTGTGTCTGCTGACCGATACCTTTCTTCCGTATTTCACGATTTATATGTCTGCACAGCTTCTGAACGAACTGGCAGGGAACTGTGATCCGCAACGCCTGATCTGGCTGGCGGCAATTACGACGGGCGGAAGTTTTATTCTGAATCTTGCCAACCGTGCATTGAATATCCGTAAAGAAACGGATGCGGAAAACTTCTATCACCAGCAGCAGGCATTCATTCTGGATAAAGAAAATACGTTCCAGTATGAACACCTTGAAAATCCTGATATCATAAAAGAACGCAACGAACTTAATTCGATCCGGACAATCACACATGGCGGTTTGGATATGGTAAATTCAGCAGGGCTGGAAGTGCTTCGGAATCTTCTGAATATAGCATTTTCCGTTACGCTGACAGTTTCCATGTTCCGGTTGAGCGCAGAAGGAAACTTTTCCGGAATCCTGGGATTTATCAATTCTCCGTTCTCCGCACTGATTATTGTCGCAGTGATCGTTCTCAACATTGTACTGAACAGCAAAATCGTAACTGTACAGACCCAAAAACTCGCGGAAGCCACAAGTACACTGACAGATTTTAATACCCGTTATTTTGCCCTTGAAGGCAATCGCGGTACCGACATGATCGTATTCCGAATGAACCGCATCGTGCTGGATGAGTATGAGAAATTTGCACTGCACCCGGATTGGGCAATCAAAATGTCGGAAGTCAAAATCCGCTTTGGACCTTTATCCATCCTGCTTTCCGCATTTGTAAGAATTGTTATCTTTCTGTTTACTGCCGCGAAAGCCTATATCGGAGTTTTCGGAATCGGGAACTTTGTTCTGTATCAGGGTACAATCGAACGGTTCGTCAGTGCGATAACCGGTCTTACGGAAAACATCGGGAAACTCCGGTTCAACAGTCAGTATCTTGAACGGCTGTTTGCTTACCTTGATCTTCCGAACGAAATGTACAAAGGTTCTCTTGCCGTGGAAAAGCGGGACGACATCGACTACGAAATTGAATTCCGCGATGTCAGTTTCAAGTATCCCCGCACGGATACTTGGGTTCTGCGTCATGTGAATATGAAGTTCCGGATCGGTGACAAACTGGCAATTGTCGGTGAAAACGGTTCCGGTAAAACTACATTCATCAAGCTCCTCTGCCGGTTGTATGACCCGACAGAAGGAAGAATTCTGCTCAATGGTATTGACATTACCCGTTACCGATACAAGGAATATATGGAACTGTTTTCGGTAGTCTTTCAGGATTATTCGCTGTTTGCCTTCCCGCTCGGAGAGAATGTATCGGCGGCGAATACTTATGACGATGCTAGAGTACGGGAATGTCTGATCCGCTCGGGAATGGGAGACAAGCTGGTTTCCCTTGACAATGATCCCGATGCACAGGAAAAAGATGCGCTCAAACGTGCCGTCAACCGATATTACGATAATGAAGGAATTGACTTCTCCGGCGGCGAACGCCAGAAAATCGCCCTTGCCCGCGCGTTGTACAAGGATGCGCCGTTTGTGATTCTCGATGAACCGACAGCCGCACTTGACCCTATCGCAGAAGCGGCGGTTTATGAGAATTTCAATATTCTGGTGAAGGACAAGACGGCAGTATTCATCAGTCACAGATTATCAAGCTGCCGGTTCTGTGATTATATCGTAGTATTCGATCACGGCGAACTGATACAGGAAGGTTCACATGATATGCTGGTGTCCGATGAAAACGGCAAGTATTATGAGCTTTGGCACGCACAGGCACAGTATTATGCTAATTAATGAAACAATATCCAGACAGAATAACACGATTCGGAGGTGATTATTTTTGAGTGATAACGAAAAGCCCTCTTTATGGGTGCGTTGTCCGACTTGCGGAAGCAAAACGAGAACAAAAGTATATGAGGATACCGTACTGATAAAATTCCCCCTGTACTGTCCGAAATGCAAAACTGAAATATTGATAGACGTTGTAAAACTGAAAATGGTTTTAAGCAAATGAGCCAGACACATTAAGATGCAGAGCCAGCTTTCCCATTCATTGAAATGGAGAAGCTGGCTCTGTTTTTTGGTTCATTCGATAGGCGTTGCGTTTTTGTTGCGGAGAGCGTTCAGAATTGACTGGAATACAGGGATGAGGAATGCTGCTTCTTCTTCACTGCAATCTTCGATCAGCAGCCTCAGCTGACGGAGCTCCGGTGTCTCTCTCCGCATTTCCGGGTTGAAAATTTCCCGTGCATCAATTTTTAAAGTGCGCACCAGAGGGTAGAGAACTTCCATTTTCGGATTTCCTTTATAGTTCTCAATGTTCAGTACAGTACGTACGTCAACGTCTGCCGCCTCTGCTACTTCGCTTTGAGTTAAGTCAAGTCTCCCACGTGCGCGCTTTACTGCATCACCTAATGGATGAGTATAATCTGGCATTGCAATTCACCTCACATATATTTTACAATACACTTTATTTCCGGTAAATTCGACACGATTCACCTCTTACGTGTAATGTAATGCATAATGTGGGTGTAATAACATTTCTTATATAATTCTATAGAACAGCACAAAAACAATGTATCTGTACAAGCCCTTTTACGAGTGTATCTGTACTGCAGTTCACCTGCATCCGGATGCACCTCATATCTCAAAGAAATACACGGAGGAACAAAACGATGGTCTGTGACCTTTTTGAATTTGCTTACATCCCCAACTGGTACCTGCAGCTGGATGATCTGGCGGAGATGGCTCTGCCGGAACCCTGGCGATTCTGTGACTGTGATTATTCATACAAAAATACAGATAATCCGATTCTGGAACGGTATCTTCAATGTACTTTCCGCAAACTGGCGGTGGATTACAACAATGAGCCTGACAAAGACAAGAAGCAGAAAATCTTTTACTTTGAAAACGAATTTTCCTGCTTCAATACAGGGTTGTATACCCGTCAATATAAAGAAATTTATGCTTGCTTTAAGCGAAACCATAAAACAGACACTTTGCTTCGCTGGTATTTCCGGGGATTTGCGGATGAATGTTCACCGCTGCTGCGCTACGTTTCCTGTCTTCCGGAAAGACCTCTCAGTATATTGCCGCTGCACGGCATTCATTACTTTCCGGATCATCCGATACGGGTGAACATAGATCATATTCTCGGAGATTCTGCCAATGTGGAACGTCTGCCGGAGTCCATCCGTGATGCACGGAATCTTCCGCTTCTTCTGGAAACTGCAGTGGAACTGGCGCGGCGGCAGGCGATCATTGTGCCGAGTATTGTCGTACCGCAGATTTATCAGCAGCGCGTACAGTATTTGCTTCCGCTGTGTCTGACGGACATGGAGAATCCTGACCTTGCCATGACTCTCTGCGAAATGGACGGCTATTACATAGGCAGTACCTGTCTTACGTTACAGATGGCATATCTGAATGCCCGACTTCTGGCGCGTCCGACGGCTCCTTGGCTTGTTTCGCTTGTGGAAGAATGATCCGGACTGAGAGAGGTCAACCCGCCGAACATATGGCGTTTTGATATAATTTTATTTTAATGAATGAAGCCCGATGGGGCGGCACTGAGGTGTCGTTCTGTCGTGCTTTTTTCTGTTTGCATCTGAGTGCCGAACCGCTGGGCTTCCGAAAGGAGAACAGCATGAAAATTCGGTACCAGTTTGTAAACGGAGATGTCTCTGAAATTGAGGTAGATGATACCCTCGGGGAGGTTCTGCTGGAGTTGGATCGGCAGGAATACAACAATAACCGTAAGGAAACCCGCCGTCACTATTCGCTTGAATCCTGTATCTACGAAGGTGAAGATTACGGATCAGAAGATGAAAAGCTCAGCCGCTTTGCTGACTTGGAGTCCATCCGATCCGCAATGCGGGAACTGACGCCTCGTCAGCGCATCTGTGTGTATGCCTACTTCTTTGAAGGAAAGAAGTACACGGAGACCGCCCGTGAGCTGGGGATTCATGAATCCACTGTGCGGGAATCTGTCCGTAGTGCACTGAAAAAACTTGAGAAATTTTTACGGTGACACCCCCGATTTCCCACTTTCCCGTGGCTGTATGGTGAGGAGCAATATAACTCACTCCTCGGAAAGGAAGAAAATCATGAAACACAATCTAAAAATCCGTGTTTCCAAAGATGCGCAGACCGGAGGCATCGTACGGTACAGAAATGTAACTCTGCGTGAAAAGATGCTGACCAGACTGTTTGGAAAAAAGGAAAAGGTGATGATTCTGATTCCCGGAAGAACTGTGGAATCTCTCTCCATTACCGAAGTGCCGGAAGGAGGGATCGTTGTTGAGTAAAGTTCAGCTCCTTTTAGATGTGATCCGTGATCTGCACTCTCTGGCTGACAGTATTCAGGCAGTTGCAGATGCTATGTCGGAGAATGAACACCCAATCGATGAATCTCAGCATCCTGCAATAACAGAAACTTCGGATAAATCAACGGTCAAGTTAGAACAGGTCAGAGCAGTGCTGGCTGAAAAGTCCCATGACGGTTTCACCGCCGAAATCCGCGCCCTTCTCCAGAAGCATGGTGCGGACAAGCTCTCCCTCATCGATCCGTCCGAATACAAATCCCTCATGAAGGACGCGGAGGCACTCGGCAATGGGTAAGCACGCACTTCTGTCCGCATCCTCATCCCACCGCTGGCTGAACTGTTCACCGTCCGCACGGTTGGAGCAGGAATTCGACGATACCGAATCCACTGCCGCCGTTGAAGGAACTGCCGCGCACGCTCTTTGCGAACACAAGCTGAAAAAGGCTCTGAAGCGGCGATCCAAAAAGCCAGTCAGCGAATATGACTGCGACGAAATGGACGCCTACACCGACGATTATGTGGAATTCGTCATGGAAGCTGTCGAGGAAGCAACGCAGACCTGTTCCGATCCGCTCGTCCTCATCGAACAGCGGCTGGACTTCTCTTGCTATGTACCGGAGGGGTTCGGCACCGGCGACTGCGTGATTGTGGCGGACGGTTTGCTCCACATCATCGACTTCAAGTACGGACAAGGCGTTCTGGTCGAAGCCGAGGAAAATCCGCAGATGATGCTGTACGCACTCGGCGCACTCAGGCTGTTCGATGCACTCTACGATATCGAAGAAATCTCCATGACTATCTATCAGCCGCGACGGGACAACATCTCCACTTGGACGATCACCGTGGACGATCTGCTGTCGTGGACGGAGAACGTGCTGAAGCCGAGAGCCGAGCTTGCCTTCCGTGGAGAGGGTGACTACATACCCGGCAGTTGGTGTACCTTCTGCAAGGCGGCGGTCAAGTGCCGTGCCAGAGCCGATGCGAAGCTGCAGCTTGCCCGATACGAATTCGCCATGCCGCCTCTGCTGACGGATGCGGAAATCGAGGACATCCTTCTGAAACTGGATGACCTTACGAAATGGGCAAACGAAATCCAGGCATACGCACAGGATGCCGCCATCAATCACGGCAAAGTGTGGAACGGTTTCAAACTGGTCGAAAGTACCACCAAGCGGAAATATGCCGATGAAGATGCTGTCATCGAAGCCGCAAATGCCGCCGGATATACGGACATCTTCAAGAAGAACCTGATCCCCATCACGGAGATGGAGAAGCTCATGGGCAAGAAAAACTTCGCCGCCATCCTCGGCAAACTGGTCGAGAAACCCAAAGGCAAGCCGACGCTCGTTCCCGCATCGGACAAGCGTCCGGCGATCACAACAGACGATGCAACAAATGAATTTACCGAAATTACGGAGGAATAAAAACTATGTCTACTATCAAGAATCCCACCAAGGTCGTTACCGGAATCGTTCGTCTCAGCTATGCCAACATCTGGGAGGCTGTAGCTATCAACGACGGCAAGCCGAAGTTCAGCGTTTCCCTCATCATTCCGAAGTCCGACACCAAGACCGTTGATGCCATCAATGCGGCGATTGATGCAGCGATTAAAGATGGCGCAGCGAAGTTCGGCGGCAAGATTCCGAACAAGGCAGCTCTGAAACTCCCCCTCCGTGACGGCGATGTGGAACGTGAAGACGACGAAGCCTATAAGAATGCCTACTTTGTCAACGCCAACAGCACCACTGCTCCGCAGATCGTTGACCGTTCCGTTCAGCCGATTCTCGACCGCAGCGAGGTCTACTCCGGTTGTTACGCCCGTGTGAGCATCAACTTCTATGCGTTCAACTCCAACGGCAATCGCGGAATCGCCTGCGGACTCGGCAACATCCAGAAGATCCGCGACGGCGAACCTCTCAGCGGCAGAACTTCTGCAGCGGATGACTTCACCGCCGAAGGCGACGACGATTTCCTCGCATGAGAAACCTGTCCATTGACATTGAAACCTACAGCAGCGTGGACCTCGCAAAAAGCGGGGTCTACCGCTACTGCGAATCGCCGGATTTCCGGATACTGCTGTTTGCATACTCCATGGATGGAAGTCCTGTACAGGTAGTTGATCTCGAATGCGGCGAAACCATCCCGGATGATATTCTGTCCGCGCTGACCGATCCATCCGTCCTCAAATGGGCATTCAATGCTCAGTTCGAGCGAATCTGTCTGTCGCGGTACTTAGGGTACCCTGTCGGACACTACCTCACCCCATCCGACTGGCGATGCACGATGATCTGGGCGGCTACGCTCGGTCTGCCGCTGTCTCTGGAAAATGTCGGTGCTGTGATCGGCTTACGCTGCAATCTCTGACATCACGATATCCATGAAAGCAGTGGATCATCTGAAAATGCCGGAATGCGTGATGAACGAAGTCAAGGTCACTCTCTCCGAGAAGGAACGCAAGACCTATGACACCATGAAAGCCGACCTTGTAGTCTCCCTTAGTGACGAAGAAATCGATGCCGGAAATGCGGCGGCGCTGGCGAACAAGCTGTCGCAGATGGCAAACGGCGCGGTCTACGGCGAGGACAAGCGGGTGTTCCCGATACACGAACGGAAACTGGACGCCCTTGAAGACCTCATCGAAGCTGCCAACGGAAAGCCGGTGCTTGTGGCGTACTGGTTCAAGCACGATCTGGAACGCATACAGAAACGGTTCAAAGTCCGGGAGATCCAAACCTCCCGTGACATCACCGACTGGAACAACGGCAGAATTCCTGTGGCAGTCATCCATCCGGCATCGGCAGGACATGGACTGAACCTGCAGGCAGGAGGTTCAACCCTCATCTGGTTCGGTCTAACATGGAGTCTTGAACTGTATCAGCAGACCAATGCCAGACTCTGGCGGCAGGGACAGCAATCCGAGACCGTGGTTATCCACCACATCATCGCAGAAAACACCATCGACGAGCGGATTATGAACGCTCTCCGCAAAAAAGACAAAACGCAGTCCGCACTCATTGATGCGGTCAAGGCAAATCTGGAGGTAACAAAATGACAGCAAAAGAATATCTCGGTCAGGCGTACCGGCTCGATCAGCGGATCAACTCCAAACTGGAGCAGGTTATGTCCCTTCGTGACCTCGCCACCAAAGCAACGTCCACCCTCTCCGATGTCGCTCCCAGCGGCACACGGAATGTACATCGGATGGAGGACATCATCGTGAAGATCATCGATCTGGAAAACGAGATCAACCGTGATATCGACAACCTCGTGGATCTGAAACGGGAGATGGTGTCGGTAATCAAAGCGGTGAGCAACACGGAACTGCAGACCCTTTTGGAACTCAGATACCTTTGTTTCAAGACATGGGAACAGATCGCCGTGATTATGGGATACGATCTGAGATACATTCATAAACTCCATAACCGTGCCGTTGAAGAATGCAAAATCAACGGAGTAATTGGGCACTAAAAGACATTGAAAGACACTATGGTCTTATGATATAATTATAATACCAAAAAATACAACGAAAGCCATCACGGGAGTAAATCCTGCGATGGCTTTTGTCATCCCCAAAGGAGAACCAATGCCCACGAAACCCAAGCGTCCTTGCTCCCATCCCGGCTGTCCCAAGCTGACCAACGGTCGGTTCTGCGAGGAACACGCCAAGGCAGAAGCAAAACGCTACGAAAAATACGACCGCGATCCCACTGTCCGCAGACGTTACGGCAGAGCGTGGAAACGCATCCGCGACCGATATGCTGCGGCGCATCCGCTGTGCGAATTGTGTCAGAAGAACGGACAGCTGATCCCGACCGAAGAGATACACCACAAAGTTCCGTTGTCGGAAGGTGGTACGCACAATGAGGAGAATCTCATCGCTCTGTGCAAAGCCTGTCACGCAAGACTTCATGCCGAGCACGGTGACCGATGGCATAAAAAAAGAGACCACCTTTTTTAGGAAGTCTCTCGTATGGCGGAGGGGGCAGGGTTTGAACCTACTCGGCACTTGTAATATCTCTGGCATTCCCACAGTCTTGGACCACTCCGTGCGTGCCGCATTCCACCAATAAACTGTTTGTCATGTTGATTACCTCCTCAAAATCCACGTAATCGATAATTGCAATAAGGGTCTGAACAAGGGTTAAGAAGAGTGAGATCTCATCCACGGGGATTTCAGCCCAATGAGCTGTGCCAAAAAACATTACAAACTATATTTGAGTATGTTGAAATTATATCATATTTTGATTTAAATGTCAAGCCCGGTAGGGGGATCAAAATCTCTACAGCTTTCATGGTGTGCAACGGGCGTGGGGTCGCGTGCGCAAATTCGCAAAAGTTTTCGGGGGAATAGCCCCCGGGCGAAAGGAGGTATGTAAAAAATGGGTCAGAGGGGTCCGAAACCCGGCTCCGGCGGCAGACCGAAAAAGCCGCTTTCCGATAAGATTCTGGACGGAAATCCCGGCAAAAGACCGCTGACGGTCATTGAGTTCAAAGACAGCGCGGTCGATCTGGAAGGTCAGGTCATGCCGAAACCTTCCGATTACCTATCCGCAAAACAAAAGGACGGCTCGACGCTCTGTGCCGCCGAGATTTATGAAAACGTGTGGCGATGGCTTGCCGAACGCAAATGTGCCGCCATTGTCTCACCGCAGCTGATCGAACGATATGCAATGGCAAGTGCGAGATGGATTCAGTGCGAAACGATCACCAGTGAACTCGGTTTCCTCGCAAAGCATCCGACTACAGGCGCGGCGATCCAGTCACCTTATGTGGCGATTGGTAACACTTATATGACCCAGGCGAACCGTCTGTGGTCGGAGATATTCCAGATTGTCAAGGAAAACTGCTCCGGCGAATACGGCGGTGCGTCACCCGAGGACGATGTTATGGAACGACTTCTTGAAGCAAGGAAAGGAAAAGGATAATGTTTGAAAAGGTAAACCCGTCCCACCCGGACAAAATCGCTGACCGCATCGCCGGTGCTCTGGTGGATATGGCATATCGAACCGAGCGGAATCCCCGCATTGCCGTGGAGATTCTGATTGGTCATCATGTTTGCCATATCATTGTAGAAACATCCGTACATCTTTCCGTGATGGATGTGACCGCAGCCGTACACCGTATTGCCGGAGAAAACTTCGCCGTGGAATACACAGAGGTGGCACAGGATGTGCATCTGTCCAGAAATCAAAGCAATGCCATCCGCTGTGGTGACAACGGTATTTTCAAGGGTGTGCCGATGACAGCCGAACAGAAGAAGCTGACCGGCATCGTAAAATCCATGTACAAAAGATTCCCATTTGATGGAAAGTCCGTTCTTGATGGGGATCGGCTTATCATCTGTCAGAGCAATGTCGATACGGCTGCACTCCGTACTGCATACCCCGAAGCCATTGTAAATCCCCTTGGTGATTGGACGGGCGGTATGGATGTGGACACCGGAGCCACGAACCGCAAGCTGGGCAGTGATATGGCTGACAGCGTAACCGGCGGCGGTCTGCATGGCAAGGATCTGTCCAAAGCGGATGTCAGCGTAAATATCTACGCATGGCTCGAAGCACAGCGAACCGGAAAGACTGTGGAACTGTGCTGTGCTATCGGGGATGAAACCGTGAACGGTATTCCTTACGAAGAAATCGTAGAAACAGCGAGAGCGTTCATTTCCGAACGTGGGGGATTTGAAGCCTTCGCTGAGTGGGGTCTTGTATGGTAATCGAAAAGAAAAACACAGCAGATCTTCTGCCTGCGGAATACAATCCGCGAAAGAATCTGAAGCCTGGTGATGCCGAATATGAGAAACTGAAACGCTCCATCGAGCAGTTCGGGTATGTCGAACCGGTCATCTGGAACAAAACTACCGGTCGTGTGGTCGGC